CTTAATGACCTTAAACCCCGACAACTCGTTGGGGTTTTTTATTTAATATATTTTTTTTTATGGAATTTTTTTATTATCTTTTAATTATGAAAAAATATATTTTAGCTTTGGGTGTAATTGCAACAGTTGCATTAACATCATGTGGTAACGGGTCTACCTCAAAAGAAACAAACGACTCAACAGCATCTAATCTTGATTCAACTGCAGTTTCTGCTACTGATTCAACAACCGCTGAAATCACTGCAGACACAACGTCTGTAAAATAAAGATATCGGGTCGGATTACTCCGGCCCAATTTTTATTAATTATTAACGACACATCTAACCCAATGACGACATCTATTATTTTTTTTATCCAATATATTAAGGATAAATTTACTAAAACAAAAACCAACATTATTGAACCCGGAGAAACAGAATTCGATTACGTTCCGTTGGTTAAACCAAATCAAAACACAAAGAAGAAAAGTACGATTAAAAAGTAAAAGTTACATGATAACTGACATTTTAATCCTACAGTATTTATACAAAAACATAGAATCATATGAACGAAAAAGAATATAAAGGAGATCTTATATTAGTTAGAGGTGTTCCGGGTTCAGGTAAAACAACATTAGCTGAAGTATTATTAACCCACCCATCGGGTAATACTGGTGATGTGATTTCTGCCGATGATTACTTTTTAAATAGTAAGGGAGAATATATATTTGACGCGTCTAAATTAAAAGAGGCCCACAATAGTTGTCAACAAAGATGTGCCGAAAGAATGAAATTAGAAAGTTTCAAAATTGTCGTTGCAAATACATTTACACAAGAATGGGAAATGGAACCATATTTTACAATTGCCGAAAGATATGGTTATAGAGTCCATACCATCATAGTTGAAAATAGACATGGTGGTGAGAATATTCACGGTGTACCCGATGAAAAATTAACGGAAATGAAAAATAGATTTCACGTGAAATTATAATAAGTCGATTTATTAACGTCACCCCAATACCGAATCTTTTTTAAAGATGAAACTATACTCTCACTTATTTACGGAAACATGGGCATTTCATATTATTCCGAGTGTCCATTTATATTTTGAAACAAATACACCATTATCCCATGGAAAAATTTGGAAAAAAGGTTTAAATGGTTTATATTTGTCATTACAGTGGGGCAAGTGGCTTTATACTGTTGGAATTACAAAAAAAATTTAAGTGTTAGAAACATTAGAAAAATACCATAGAGAAGGTTTATTACATAAACAAACCCACCCAACTTTAGATTTGACAATTTGGAATTATTCACCAAAAGTTCAATATGAAAAACTATGGGATGAAATTACTCTGCAATGTCGTGGACTTGTTACCAATTCGGATGGGAAAATTATCGCTCGACCATTTGGTAAATTCTTCAATTACGAAGAACATGAGAACATTAATATTCCTAATGAAACATTCGATGTCTATGAAAAAATGGATGGTTCTTTGGGTATCCTATTCAACTATAGAGACGAATGGATTATGGCAACAAGAGGTTCATTCATTTCTGAACAATCCATTAAGGCAACTGAGATATTAAAAAAATACAAATACAAATACCTACCAAGTGATTGTACATATCTATTCGAAATAATTTACCCTCAAAACAGAATCGTAGTTAACTATGGTGATGACGAAAAATTAGTTTTACTGGGTTCAATTCAAACGAATTCAACTTTAGATGTTGTTGAAGGTTACGAATATAATATCTACAATGAATCGTATGAAGAACTTGGATTTGAATTGGTTAAGAAATATGACGGAATAACTGATTTCACGGTCATTAAAAAAGACATTAGCGATAGTAAAGAGGGATTTGTAATTAGATTTAAAAATGGCTTTAGAATGAAGATTAAAGGTGATGAATATTGCCGACTTCACCATATTTTGACTAACATATCAAATCGAGACATTTGGGAGTACTTGAAAGACGGTAAGCCTTTAGATGATATCTTAGATAAAGTACCTGACGAATTTTATGATTGGGTTAAAACCACAGTCTCAGATTTACAAAATAAATTCAATCTAATCAAAATAGAAGTTGAGGAAGAATTTAAAGAATTAATTAACAAGAAAGAATTTGCGGAGAAAATAAAAGATAACCCAAATAAATCATTTTTATTTAAAAGATTGGATTCGTATTCAAATCAATTAAACGAAATGATATGGAATTCAATCTATCCAACATATTCGAAACCATTTAAAAAAGATGAGTAAAATAAAATTATACCTTGACGATGTCAGAACCCCAACTGAAGAAGGTTGGACGGTAGTTAGGAACTACGATGAATTTGTTAATGCAGTTAACACCTATGGTTTAAACGGTATCGAATTAATTTCCTTAGACCACGATTTAGGGGACCAAGCAATGTATGAATATTACACTAACGTTAAAAACAACTATTCGTTAGATTATAATAACATTGAGGAGAAAACAGGAATGGATTGTTGTAAATTTATGGTTAATCTAAGTTTAGATACTAACATACCTCTACCTGAAGTTTTAGTACATTCAGCCAATCCGATTGGTAGTTCTAATATGATGGGATACGTCAATAATTATTTAATGAATTGTAGATTACCTCAAAGTTGTATTAGAGTTAATATTCCACATATAATAGAAGAAAAGTTCCACATGTCACCAGAGTTACGAAAAGCTAAATGGGATAGAAATGGAAAATAAAAGTACAACAACTAATCAATCAATGGCATACGATAGTAAAACCAGAACACCATATAAAACCATGTACATAAAAGGAAAGTATGAAGACTTTACCGATTTTTATGATGTTAACAAAAAATCAATATACGAAAATATTATTGACGTTTTTAAAGGTTTTGAAAATAACAAAAAAAGAGTTTTAAGTTTATACGTGCAAGCTATTATACGTGGATTAGAATGGGACACTGAATTCAAATTTAATCGAACGGATACGATTGTATTAACGAGGGACATTTTACCATTTTTTGAAAGTATTGAAGATTATGAAAAATGTTCAGAAATAAAAAGTTTATTTGAACTATTGACTATTAAGAAATAAATGAATATGTTTTAAATGTATCAGGAGAGAGATACATTTATCATTTTTTGTCATGTCCCCAAGGTCCTTACTTTGGGGATTTTTTTATTTTATAATATAATTGTACTTTATAAAGAACTTCTTGTTATTATTCAATTATTCTTGGTAAATTGACATTTTTATAGTATTTTTCTAATAGTTATATAAAAAAAATACAAATATGTTAAATTTATTTATTGGGATCATTTTATTATGTTCATCTATCGGAGCAACTCTGTCTAAAGTACAAACCAATTACGGTTTTCGTAAACAACGTCAACACGACAAACCTTTATGTATTGACCGAGAATTTATTAAAGCATAACTCTCGAACCTATCAAGAAATTACTAAGAAATGGTGACCCTGACTGAGTATTCATATTAAGTTTATAATTAAACGAAAAACCAAATCTTTTCGTTATTTTATAATCAATTGAACTGCCGACTAAAAATCCAAAATCCCTACCTACCGTAGTTACACCCGTAAACGTATTATATGATATTGGTGAATACATAGCAAATATTTGAGGTGAAATAGAAAGTTTTTTACTATATTGAAACGGTTTTGTCCAAAACGCTACTGTTGATGTTGAAAGACTTAAATCGTATTTATGATTTGTCCCCTCAGTTAATAATGTTATTGTACCTATATTATAACCAAACGTACCGAATTTTGGATGTGGTTTAATCCAAGTATAACCCATTAATCCCATCCACGTGCCTTTCAAATATGCCGCGGTAAACGAATAACTATTGATTGAACTTAGTTGACCTTTACTGTTTAAATTCATTACAGTTGCACTCGATGATAGTGCGAATTGGTCTAACGTAGAATATACCATACCGTTTAAACTGAACGATTTATCCCCCATTAACGATGACTTAGAAATTCCCATAGTCAACGCCATAGAATACCTTCCATCTACAGATTCCACGGTGGTTAAATCAGAAGCCAATAACATTGGATTTAAATTTTGTTGTTTTTTCTTTTCCTCTTTTTTCTCTTCTTTCTTTTCTTCTTTCTTTTCTTCTTTCTTTTCTTCAGATTTAGATTCCTCTTTCTTTTCTTCAGATTTGGATTCAGATTTAGATTCCGATTTAGTTTCACTTTTGGTTTCTGAAGATGTTGTGGACTCACTACTCGTATTATTCTCCGTGGTTGTTGATGAACTACTTGACGATGTTGAATTGTTTGTGGGTGGTGGTGGAGGTGTGGCACTTGCAACTGAAGATGATGAATTACTTGCCGCATTACTTGCTGCGTTACTCGCTGCACTGGCAGCACTACTCGCTGCGTTACTCGCAGCACTACTTGCTGCTTGTGAAGCGACAGATGCTACTGCTTGTGACACTTGAGCGGTAATAGTTTGTTGAACAACTGTGTTGGTAGTTGGACAATTCATTGTTGAGTACGTTAAATACGTTGCTTGTAACCAAGACTGTAAAACTCCGGTTTGCACTTCTATTGGGGTGAAAGTCCTTGTTTGATTATAGAAAGATACAATAGCATTACCGTTAACATAGGTCGTTGTTGCCGTTTTGACCTCACCAGTACATTTATCAATAAATGTTTGAGTATATGTTTGACCATTTACTCTTTGTGTAAACATAAATGAAAAAATAATTAAGAGAAAAAAAATGTATCTTTTCATTTATGTTTTTTTAATAAGGTTTTTTTATTTTTAGTGTCTTGTATTTTCGATTCAATTATTATCGTAGTATTGGGTATCCAAATTGGTACGTTAATATTTTGATTGTGTAAACTGTCTTCGTTAATCGTATTACGAATAGGTGAACAACTTATTGAGGTAAGTGTTAAAACTATAAATAGAAATTTTAACTTACCCATTTCTTGGAGGTACCCCGGTATAACATATCCAATATTCAACATCTGATATTTCCTGTTCCAAGTTATTTGGTAATTGAAATGTCGTTACGCCGTCTCCTCCAAATGTTGTCCCAATTGATGAGTACAAAATAGGATGGTCGTTTATTAATAATGTTGACCCATCACAACGAAAAAACCCTTCAGGGTTTTCGTTGCTGTGAAATGTTAATACTGAACCTATAATATTATTCATAATTTTATTTTGTAAAAATTCCTTTTTTAATCATTCTATCTAAAATTCTTGCACATGCGATATCTAATGCTTTTTTAGTTGAGATACTAATTGTCGATTGATTAAATTTTATTGGGTCAACAGTTGCATCACTTAACAAAGTTAACTCTCTATTAGTTTTGGTCTCACCTAAACCCGAAGCCCCAAAAACAACTCCCGTTTCAGCGTCCGTAAATCTAACCTGTAAACCAATACGTGTTACCATGTTATCCTTAATACCGTCAGTTAAGTTTATAACCTCATCTTCAGATACTGAATAATCGTAACACTCAACGGTAACAAAATAATGTGCTAATCTAATTTTTCCACGACCGTCTAACTTATCTTCGGATATCCCCGCCTGAGACGCTTGGAATTGTTTAACCATTCTATTTTTTAATTCTGTTTTATCTTCTGTGAATATAAAACGATTCAAATTTTCCAAATATTCCATTGTAATATTAGCAACACCTAAACCTACTCTTTTTTCCTTTAATTCAGGATACATTTCATAAACCTCATCAGATATTCCGGCCTTTAATATTTGTATTGGGATTTGTTTCCCATCATAATCCATAAATTGTGAAATATCGATTTTAGTTTCAAAAGATGCCTTAAAATCTTCCGTTTTTGTTTTACCGATTGTTTGTGCGTTACTTGAGGTACAGATTAATAAACCGACCCCTAATAATAGTAATATTTTTTTCATTTTACTTATTTTAATATCTATCAGGCCATCTCCAACCTTTTTTAACACTTCTTAGTCCAAGTAATGTTGAGAATCCAAAGAATTGAACTAACCAAATTAAACCCATCCATTCGGTGTTACGTAATTGTTTATCGAATAAGATTGTGAAGACAATCATGTAGATTATCACCGAGTAGAACAATATTACTTGCTCATACTTAAAAAACCAATTTTTCATTTTTTACTTTCTAATGGCCCCTCGTACCATATGTTATCAGGATTATTCTTAAACGTACCATCAATTTTCCATGTAATAACATTCGATATGTTTAAAATTCTTTCATCTTGACCTGAAACGGTAAGATATATAAAGAACATTTGAAATGCTAATGCTGATATTACGAAAAGGAATGCGAAATACACATATCCCATTGCAAGTACGTTACCGATTTTTTTAAAATTTATTGTCATATATTTTTTTTTATGTACCATTTATAAAAAGGGAGGAGAGAGTCCTCCCTTTTAAAGGTTAACCTTCAGTCTCTTCTGTTTTTTTGTGAGAGAATTTGTCTAGTGTGTCTGCTCCCATACCAATACCTGTGATTATCATCACAGCATTAACTAATTCGGGAGACGGTGCGAAGTCACTATGTGAAAATGAATTTAATATCATTGTAACACATAGGAATAAAGCACCCATAAATGCTATTACAGGTTTAACCGAAATTGAACCTCTTTCGTCTTTGAAAATTTCAATGACCCACTCTTTAAACGTCATAATTTGTCTTTTTTAAATTTAAGTTTATTTTATCCTTCCATGTTTATTTCTGCGGCTTCATCTTTGATTTTACCACATTTTAAACATTCTTCTTCACCATCACCATCTAAGTCACCCCAAACGTGTTCACATTGTCTGTGTGCGAAGTATTCGTCAATTTTACCATCACCGTCAAAATCTAAACCGTCCATTGCACCATCACCATCTTCGTCGATTTCAACACCCACTTTTTCAGTTTTTACACCCTCATTTACACCCTCATTTACAACCTCATTGTTAGGTAAAACTAATGGAGTAACATTCATAGGTACAATTGGTGTGTTAGGTAAATCTGCAGTGTTCGATAGAGATAATCCATCTTCTTCGTCCATTTTTTGAACTAACATTTTATCCTTATCAGTATCACTAAACCAATAGTCAATGATTTTACCGTAACTACCGATAAACGCACCTAATAATAGTAATAAAAGTTCTTTCCACTCTCCGGCGATTTCTGATTTACTTAATATGGCAAAAAACATCCCACCAATAATAAACATAAATCCACCTAATACCATTGCGGAAATATACCATCTCCTCTTCATCATCGAATTTAATAATTCTTTAAACCCACTAGCTTGTTCTTCCTTTGCCATTTGTTTTAATTTTTGTACTTTAATTTATTACCACTGAGCTGGTTTCTCTTTAAATTCATCAGCTTCTTTTTTCTTAACTGCAGGTTTTGCGGGTTCAGAATGTTTAGTCTCGGATGACTTATCACCACCTCTTTCAATTATAACAGTTTTACCCGCTGATTGTTGTTGAGTTTGTTGATTTGAATTGGTAATATTAATTACGGGCGCCGCTTGTTGTACCGGTGCCGCTTCTTCACCACCACCTAATAAACTTGCTACCCACACACCACCTGCGGTTACAACGGTACCTAATGTACCTATTATGGTTTTTTTCAAACCGCTCATTGTTCCTTCTTGTTCTTGTTCTTCTGCCATTGTATTTGTATTTATTTTTTTTTTAGTCTATTTTATTAAAATCGGTAATCCCCAATACATCGCCTTTAGTGTCGTAAACACCAATTCTATATGCCGATGGAGGTAATACCTTTGTGTATACTTTAAGTATGTTATCTCCAGCTTCAACTACTAATTCCTCTTTAGAAACTACTTTGTTGGAAATGTCAAAAATTTTAATGGTTAATGGTCCCCCGAATTCAGTTTTAACGTTCATTGAAACTTCGTCCGTTACAAAAGTTGTTTGTAACTTCAACCCTACAGAATTTTTAATAGATAATTCTGGTACAGGTTCGGGTGAAAAATCATCCTTGGTACAACCCCATAAGAAGATTGTACATAATGTGAGAGTTAATATTTTTTTCATTTTTATCATTTATTTAGGTTTATTGTGGTTTTACCAATTTGATTATTTCCATCATCAACCAAGGTTAAATATAAATACTTGGAGTGTATGGAATTGGTGTAAATTTTCTTTACATTTTCGCCGATTCGTCCTTTAAATTTCTCTTTACTTATAACTTGACCGGTTTCCTTATCTGTTAATATTAAGATAAACGTTCCGTCTGATGGTAAATCGAAATGTAAAGATTGTCCATTCGATACTGAACTTTCAGTTACACTAAAAATATCATCGATAGCCAACACCTCGGGCATTGGTAAATCAGGTTTACTACAACTCACCAATAAAACTGATATTATCAAAAATAATTTTTTCATTAGTTTAATTTTACCTTTAATTGTGTTCCATTTTTATTAACGGCATCTGTCGATGAGATTGATGTTAATCCCAATATGTCGAATGTTCCAATTAATGGTTGGAACGTTATTTTATATTCAGTTGTCTTATCTAAAGTGTTTAATCCGTTGGTTATTAATGACCCTAATGTTATCGAAGACCCTCTATTAGTCCCGAAATTAGTTGGTGTTCCCTTTGTTGAGAATTCTACTTTTTCAAATTTTAACGAAGTATTATCGTAATTTAATTGAAATTGGGTTCCGACCACTTCTTGCTGTAACGGATCTAACGATATTGTGATTACCACTTTACCCCCAATTAGTTCACCCATTACCGATGCGTTTATTTCGTTTGTTACCGAATTTGTCTTTAGACTCATTGTTCTCGTTGAATTACTCACAATTCCATTAGTAGATTGATGAGCCGAATGAGATAGGTTTACATCACCAACCCATGTCACATTAACGTTATAGGTGTTATTAAGAATTCCGGTATTCAGATTAAATGGTAATAAACTTCGCGATGAGTTGTATTGAGTGTTCCAATTAGATTTGGTTATCCCATCATATTCTGTTTTACCGTACAATTTCATTAGATACGTTAACGATGTGTATTGTGATATTGGTTGTGTACCCATTAAATGTTGTAATAATTTATAAGTGTCAGACTCGTTAAATATTCCATTACCATCCACATCTGCGTTCATATATTGAATACCTGAAGTGAATTCATTTCCACTCTCATTTCCAAACAAACCACCATTTGATAGTTCTTTGAAAGCTAAATAAACATCCGTTACTGTTACTATGTTGTTATATAATGTGTTTAGTTCATTTTGTGAATTTGCAAATAGTTCGAATCCGTGTTGTTTATAATAAGATGCTGGTGTAAATGTGAATTCCGCAGACGTACCATACCAATCACCCTGTAAACGTAATGAACTACTATATGATGTGGTTAAAATTTTGTTTGTTAAATCACCTGGTAATAGATACGTTTTCCACCAACCATTTATATCATTAACGGTAACCGGTCCATCGTATATGTCAAATAATTTAATTGATGTAATATCGGATGGAGAGACTCCTGTACCATCAAATTCTCTTTGGTCAATAGAAACCCTATGTCCACCTAAATTAGCGTCGTATGAGTTAATTATACACCATTCAACTTGACCCTGTGATGTTAATGCTTTGTACGTTCCGTTACCTGTTTTTGAGGTATCTAAATCATTACTAACATCTACCTTACCTAAACCACTTATTGTTCGGGTAACATTCGTTGTCGTTCCCCATGTGTTATTTACATTTGTATTTACCTTTGCTGAAAATTTTGTTTCATCTACATTACCCCCAAAATCAACATTAAACTGTGCTCTTAATACTTCACCATTTGAATGTGAAACACTATTAGTGTAGAACTCAGTAAATGTAGCATCGTCTGGATTGGTCCAAGTACCATACTCAATAACGTATGGGTTAAAATAATTCCCATGTAAATCATTCCAACATGGTGCACCATTCCATTTTGCGACCGGATAATCTTCACTATGGTTACTACCATTCGGTTCACCCCCACACCAGTTGTTATAGACTCCCGGTATATTCCCCGTTGCACTGTTTGTAGTTTTCATTACAGTACCTAATTCCGGACCATCATCTATTACCCATCTACCGTCAACTACTTTATCTGTGGCAGCAAACCATATGTTTGATTGTGGAACATTTAATTTAATAAAATCTTCCTCATTTGCTGACGTAAGTGTTAATAGATAACCCTCTTGACCTTTAAATGTGGTTGAATGTGCGTTTAATTTTGCCGTTGAATAGTACGCACCAACTGATACAGGTTTATAAAAATGACCGTTTACACCATTGTAATAATACCCCGTTGGATTTACAGTTGCTGCAACCGATAATTGGACATTACCTATTGCCGAACCCGTGTTAATCTTTAATGATGATAACGCGACATTTATATTATACATTGTTCCTGTGACCACGATACGGGTTTTATTTCCTGTCAAAGTAAATCCAACAGCTGCCGTTAAACCTGAAGTGGTGTTTAAAAAAAATGTTGTTCCTGTAGGTGGGTTAATTAAACTAATTGACGTTAATAAAACATCGGTAGAATTAAATCCCTCTAATGTAAATCCACTTGCATCTTGATTCGTAGTATTTTGTGAAAACGATTTACTCTCAGGTGCATTAACGGTTTGTCCGTTAGATATGAATGTACAGATTGTTAATAATAATACCGATATTAATTTTTTCATTACTCAATAATTAAGTCTATTTTGTTACCGTTTGCGTCAACCGCATCTGATAATACAAAATAAAACAAACCTGCTGTGTTTGTTAATGGTGTTTTTGGTGTGAATATTAATTTATATGGTGTACCTACTTTTATTCTTGCGGTTTTTAATTGGTCAATTGAACCAAATGTTAGTCTATTATTGTTATGAGTTGAGAAATTAGTTACTGTACTTCCCGTGTCAAATATTACATTATCCAATGTTAATTTAGATTCATCATAATTCATAACAACTTGTAAACCTGCCAAATTTTCTTTTGACAATGTAGTACTTAATACGATTTTACCACTTTCAATTTTAGAAGATACACTTAATGTTGCCTTTTCGATTACTGCTTTATTGTAAGATAAAGAACCTACCGACATTGTTTTCAATATTGTTTCTGAACTATTTTTTGAACTATTGGTAAATATCCCATTTGAAATACTTCCAGCAATTGCTGAAGGTGACGATGAATGTGACCAATCTAAATCCCCTCCCCATGCAAATACCGCAGTAACAACTTGATTAGGTGCGATAACCGAAACACTATTCTTTATTGTACCGTCTAACCAACTTTGATTTAATAAACCACTATACCATCTAAAATTTACGGTTTGATTAACAGGTGCGGCCGATGTTGGAATTGCGGCCTTATCTGATACGTCAATACCCATAATATGTGCAAACATATAATATGAATCGGACTCGCCGAATGTATTACTCATTTTAGAAACCAAACCTATTTTCTTTTCTAAGATTGGGTACGTAAAAAACGTTGAACTTCCACCAATATCAGTTTGTGAATGACCTAAAAACGCTCTATATGCATCTGATACTGTAACAATGTTATTCATAAAAGATTTTTGAGTGGTTGCGGAAATGAACACACCAACAGTATCACCAACTTTAACACCTGATGTAAATGTTGCCTCTCCACTTGCGTCTAACTGTAATTGAGCAATTGGTTGTTTAGTCCAATCGATATCACCGCTACCATCTGTTTTAACGTGCATTAATTGAACATTATGGTCAGTTATTGGGTAATCAGTTGGGAATAAAACTTTAACTTTAAATTGTGACGTATTACCCGATACATTTGTAATTGACAAATTAGTTGACGGTCTTGTAATTGGTGAGATGTATGCTGAGTTATCGTTAATAGAATATGCTAAATCTAATTTATGAATATCAAGGTAAACACCTCTATCTTTAATAATATATTTTTGAGTGGCTAATGTTCCATCAATTGAGGCGTCGGTTCTTTGTAAAGTTAATTGACCAACGTTCCAATCTGGATTTGACAAATAAGACCATGGCGATAGAAGGTATTGTGAATATAAATTAGTTTCGGCGTTAGACGTTGAAGGTGTGAATTTATAATTATTCCATCCAGTTTGATAGGTCTGTACTGACGTTCCTTGTGTAAATGTGGTTGAAACGTACGATAATGATTTATTGTCATATTGATATCTTAACCAAATATATCTCGGATTTGTGGAACCTTTAGTAACGTTATATTTTACTGTTATCGTATCACCAACTTTATATGGTGGAGGAGTCACAATTGATTGCTCAATACTCAATTGAGCAAAAGATGTTGTTGAAATCAACAATAGGGTTAAAAATGTAATTAATTTTTTCATTTTACTTTTTATTTAAGAATAATTTATTGATAAGAGATTCGCTTGTTTTTTTAATTGCTGACGATAGTGCTTGTTGATTTACTTTATCACTACCCTCGTCCGTAATTAAAGTTGAAGTAGATATTTCTGAACTGGATTCTTGTGCAACCCCATCTCTAATCTTTTTACCATTTTTATCCGATAGAACCCCTCTCATGATTACTAAAGTCTCTTCCACGTCAGAGTGGAAAACAGATACGTTTCTTTTGGTTCTATTTACGTCAAAATATAAAATTTCGGCATTAAAAATTAGGTCGGCCCGTTGTGGATCGTCCGTAATTGAATACTCCCGTTCTTCTAAAATTTCTTGGAAAATGTTTTCAACACCGAAAGCCAAGTTTCTGTTGTTAGTTAATTTACCGATTTTGATTTTATTCTCAACCCCGGATATGTACACAGTTTCAGGTTCTATTGACATAAACGAGAGAGACGCAAATGAACAAACCATAACAATGTACAAAAAAGATAGGGGAGAGATACCTAGCATTTTCTTTGTCATAATGATAAATATCAGTTCATAAGAACTAGTTTATAAAATTTTTTTTTATTTTTTTTGTTTTTTTCTTGTTTATTACAATACTTATTGTTATCTTTGTACAAGAATTAAGATTGAAGTAGTGATAACACACTAACAGATGTTTTTTTTCAGTTAAAGAAAAAACAAAATATAAAATTAAATTTCGATGAAACAATTTACACATACAATGTCGTTTACAATCTGTTCAAAATGGGCGGATGAGCGTATTATGTCCAATAGTCTCGGAATTGATGAATTAAGTTAACAAGTAATTTAACTGATAATATTAAAACCCTGAGACTTCAAAATCTCAGGGTTTTTTGTTTTGGGCTGTTGGTATAGATGGCTAACACACGACACTTGCACTGTCGAGTCCCCGGTTCGAGGCCGGGACGGTCCACAGGATGGTTCTTTGAAATTTTGGTGAATAAATTGTTTACGTAACTCAGTGGTAGAGTTCTGACCTGATACGTCAGCTGTCGTTGGTTCGAATCCAGCCGTAAACACAACAATGGGCCTTTGGTATAGCTGGTGCGTACGCTAGTCTGAAGAACTAGAGGAACAGGTTCGATTCCTGTAGGGCCCACAATGACCTCGTAGCTCAGTTGGTTTAGAGCACCTCACTTTTAATGAGGGAGTCAATGGTTCGAATCCATTCGGGGTCACAATACGCTGCGGTAGTGAAGAGGTTAACACGTATCACTTTCCATGATGAGGCCGGGGTTCGATTCCCCGTCGCAGTACCAATACAAGTTAGGCTAAGGTAGCCAAATGGTCTCCAAAACCATAGGAGAAAGTTCGATTCTTTCAATTTGTGCAAATAAATAAAAACTATGAAAATACAATTCGACATGCATTAGGTTAAATCCCTAATATATGAAACCGTTCAAAAACAAAGTAAGTCAAACGACAACTCACAACAAAGAGTATAAAATAGTAACAAACGATAAATTCGACCCATATTGGGATGAAGGGTATAATTTCTATCCGAGATATCGTAGAGGGTATAAGAACCCAAATAAATGTATAATGAGTTTTCAAATGAGAATGTATCAAACTTGGAAACATAATAGAAAAACACAATGGAAAAATGTTTACCATAAACAGTAAACAGTAAAGGGTCTTATGGTGTAACGGATAGCACCTAACACTACGAATGTTAAAGTTAAGGTTCGAATCCTTATGGGACCTCAAATGGTTAAGTTGGTCGTGGAGGCCGGTGTGACTGCAAATCTCACGGAGTTGGTTCGATTCCAATCTTAACCTCTAAAAATAAGTGTTATGAAAAAAGTTGAAACAAAAGAATTATTAAAAGAATTAGATAGGATGGGGGTAGTTTATACAATTGATTCTAACCCGAGTCCTGAAAAAATTGAAATGATTAAAAAAAGTATTGAGAAAAGAGATGAAAGAATTAAACAAATGCAAGAAGATTATAAATCAGGTAGGTTTAAGGATATTATAGATTCTTTATAGTATACATGGTGATTGTAGCTGAAATGGTAAAGCACCTGATTGTGGTTCAGGCGATTGTGGGTTCGAGTCCCACCCTTCACACACAAATTGCGGGATGCGTAGAAAATGGTTTATCTCATCGGTCTCATAAGCCGAGGTTCCGGGTTCGAGTCCCGGTCCCGCAACTAAAAAAAAGATTTTAAAATTATTTTTCATATTTTTTTTGTTTATTAAAAAATAATTTATATCTTTGTAAAACAATTAGAGAAGGTTGGAATATCTGTAAAACCGTCGGGACTCCATCTCAAATTGTAACGTTCATAAAAATATATAGCGGGGTAGAGCAGTGGTAGCTCGGAAGGCTCATAACCTTTAGGTCGTCGGTTCGAATCCGGCCCCCGCAACTAAGATAATGGGTTCACCCATTCAACGGATGTCGACAATCCAGAATGGAATCGTGAATTATCACCGCCTGAAAAGGAATGTGCCGTGGCCATGTAAAACTGAAGAAGCACTTAAGATTGGAGCGAGATGGTACTCCAACATTATCTTTAATTTTTTCTTAATACAACCATATTTATATGTATATAATTGGTTGTATGAAAGAATGTAAAAATTGTGGAACAGAAATTCCAAATAGAAATGTATTTTGTAATAATACTTGTCAACAACAGTATCAAAATAAAACACAAATTGAAAATTGGTTAAATGGTGAAAACTCAATTCGTAAAGGGGGTACGTCAATACCTCAATGGATGCGAAATTATTTATTAAACGAGTGTAATCATAAATGTTCAGAATGTGAATGGGGTGAAATAAATCCATTTACAAATAAAACACCGTTAGATGTTGACCATATAGATGGAGACGCATATAACAATATTAAAAGTAATTTGAGAGTTCTTTGTCCTAATTGTCATTCTTTAAAGAAAACATTTAAAAACACAGGAAAAAGAAAGTCAACAAGAAATTATAGAAAATAAGCCTCCTTAGCTCAGTTGGTAGAGCGCAACATTTGTAATGTTGATGTCATTGGTTCGAGCCCGATAGGAGGCTCAAAACATAAGATTAATTACCTTATGTATGGAAGGTTCGAAACTTCCGATTGGTTATAGTGTAGAGGGCACAGTAGAACGGAGTATATGGTATTAACGTAGAAAGGGGAAACAGGTTGACGGTTCGAATCCGGTCTTAATCAACAAATAAAGTGAAATAATTTTGTTTATTAAAAATAAATTATTATCTTTGTAAAAGAATCTTAGTAGAGGCTGACTCCACCAACTTGTTGTAACGTTCATATCAAGTTGAAAGCACGTAGAAATACTGAAATGGTGGTCGAGATTCTTTTTTTAATGGGATTGAGGTCAAACGGTTAAGATGTCGCCCTGTCACGGCGCACGGAGCGGGTTCAACTCCCGTCAGTCCCGCAAATGAGTTAGAGATACTCAATAGTCTTTGGTTCAAGACTTAAACAATGAACTCGGTTTAGAGAGGACATCGATAATGCCTCTTTCGTGGAACAAAAGGATATTCAACAATCCTTCCAGTAGTTGTGACTTTTTAAGCGGTAAGACGCGATGGGTTTTTGAATAGGAAAAACTGTGGATATCTACCTCGAAATAATCTCATCGGGGACAATTGGAGGATTGGCAGAGTGGTCGATCGCGGCAGTCTTGAAAACTGTTGTACTGCAAGGTACCGTAGGTTCGAATCCTACATCCTCCGCAATTCGACGACATTTAGGGTGATTTAGTATCTAAATTACTCTTTGTAACGATTACGTGATTAACCGATATTATACTGTGTTAATCCTAAGTTCGACAGGTAGAAACTAAGTGGTTCGGAATTTAGATTTAAACATTTTATGTTGACCTTTAAGTTTTTTGAGTGAGAAATCACTGTAGGTACCAAAAGATGAGGAGACAATTAACATATTGTCGTTAGATGTTTACCTATGAGGAAAATTTACGAAACGATGACAGCTCGGAAAGACGGGCTCATTTAATTGGATGGCGGAGTGGAAACGCATGGTAAGACGTGTAAGTAATTACACGGTTCACCACACACAGGTTCGAATCCTGTTCTGATTACAGGTCGTCTTTTTATATTGCTCCCGTTTGTGAGTTAACTTTAGTGACGTAAATCTTAAAGTAATGTAATTCATTCCCTTCTGGAGTTGACGGTTAAAACTATCCAGTCCTGTTCCTTACCGAAGGAGTTTCCGGACGTTAATATGAAACTCAAACGATTGAAAAGTAGGGACATAAAGAGATACCTAATCTGGTCCCGAATTGGCCCGTTCGACTATCGGTTAGGTCGTCAGGTTTTCATCCTGGAAAGAGGGGTTCGACTCCCCTACGGGCTACTAACGTTTTGTAAAATGAAAAAATTAATTGTATTATTAATTGTTATGGTGTTAATGAGTAGTTGTTTGGTAATGCCGACAAGATTAACAGTAAACGAACGAAGATTATGGATTCACCAAAATCAACCAAAGAAATACTATTTTCAAAAATACCCAAGCCTTAAACAAAAAACAAGGAGAGGAAAAACGTACATTCCTTACTTTAGGTTAGGAAAATATTAAAAAAAATTGAAATATATTTTGTTTTTAAATAAAACTTTTGTATATTTCTATATACTTATTAGGAAGATGAAGAATATAAATAACATATCACTTAGTTTAAACCCGTTATATAATGGGAACGGAAGAGGTGTGCAACCTAGTAATTTGTGTTCGGATACTATGACTTAAAATTTAATTAAATCATTATACAAACCCGAACAAATTAAAAAATGTTCGGGTTTTTTGTTTTATTAGAATTTTTGTGGTACATTTGTAACGTAGTTCTTTGACATTGTGGAAATAATCGCCGGGGTGATGGAATGGTAGACATGACAGACTTAAAATCTGTTGGGGAGAAATCCCCGTGTGGGTTCGAGTCCCACCTCCGGTACGAAGCTTAGTTCACACTATACTCGCGAAGAGGAGGAAGTGTATTTTTGGTTCCATAGCTCAATTGGATAGAGCAACACACTTCTAATGTGTAGGTTTCAGGTTCGACTCCTGATGGGATCACACCGGTGGTAGTTTTGAGGTTGACGAATTCTACATAAAAAAAATAATTCAGCCACTACAGGGTATATTCTCGGGGTGAGAAGCCTGCCTTGGACGCAGGAAGCGGTAAGTTCGACTCTTACTACCCTGACAAATCGTAAATAAAAGTTTTGGTCAAACTTTACTTTTACGACATTTTGAAGTATTTATTATTATGGAAAAAGAAATAATAAAAACATCAAAAACAAAGTCAGAAGCAATTAAAAAAATATATGGGTATTATAACGGTAGAACCCAATTAAAATTTAAAAACTTCGTAATTGAAAATAAAATAAACATTGACCATCTTAAATCAAAACCATCAAAATATGAGAAAGTATTAAAAATATGTCCTGTTTGTGGTAATGAATTTGAAACCAAAGTAGGAAATAAAGAAGAAAAGACAACTTGTTCATATTCTTGTTCTAACACTTATTTTAGAAGTGGGACATCAAATCCCAATTGGAAAGATGAAAGTTATAGAAGTACTTGTTTCAAATATCATAATAAAGAGTGTGTCATTTGTGGTGAAAATAAAATAGTTACGGTTCATCATTATGATAAAAACCATAATAATAACGAACCAAAAAATTTAATACCGTTATGTCCAACACACCACCAATATGTTCATTCAAGATATGAAAACGAAGTAATCGGTGCGATAGATGAATATAGAAATAATTTTATTAAAAATAAGAGATGGTGATAACCAATCAGCAGCCAAAATGTATACAGAAATGCTGGAGGTGACAAACGGGGAGAGACCCGTACA